CTTTTGGTTCCGCTTCCTTCAATGAAGACATGGCTTTTTTAGCTATATCTTCCTGCTTCTTTAATGTGTCTTCTGTAAGCATTTAATCCTCCATAACTTTTAAGGTTAGTTAAGAACCTTTTTTTGTTAAATTATTTACACGCTTTTTTCTTACCTTTTTGCTTTTTTCCCATTTTTCTTATCCTCCGGTTCTTCTTCTTTAGAATCAGTATCGGCAGGGGCTACATCTGCCCCGGTTACGCTTTTCTGCCGCAGTTGTTGACGGAATTTCTCAATCTCTGCTTCCTCTTCCCTGCGTTGCCTTTCCTGTGCCACAAATTGGGCTTTAGTAAGTTTGATATTGTTTTTATTTACAGGAACCGTTGCTTCAGGAATAGGATTTTTCTTGTCAGTTGTAACAGCCATTCTTATTCACCCCCTTTTAGCTCTTTTATTTTGTTTTTAACTAAATAGGACATATTCTGGATACACTCAAGTTTCGCCTGTGTCCGGTCAGCATTACGATAATCCCCGGCCTTTAAATATTGATTTACCCTTTTCTGTAAATCTTCACAATACAATTTCCATAACTTTACCAAGCTCATCCATTCGTTTGAGCAGATAATATTCTCTAAATTGAATACATCATCTTCCATTACATTAACGGCGGATTATTTTCTAATCCTTCCGCTCCCATATCCGGCATAGGTTGATTGCCGGGAACAGCGTTATTCTCAAGCGGAGAAGGAATTGACGACCTTCCGCTTTCCCTTGCTATAATCATTTCCGAAGCCATCTTATCAGCGATTGCCTGATGTTGCTGTATCTGCATAAATTGTCTTAGATTCATTGCGGTTTTGAATAAATGGCGTTCAAAATTATCGCGGTATTCAACATCTAATTTATGGAAGTTGTCTGCTTTTTGTTTTAAATGCCCGACAACATGCTCCATCGCCCTTGCGGAAACCCCTTCCGGCGGGTCAAAATCCTCGCCTTGCATAAATCTTGTCCATTCGTTTTCTACATCTTCCGACTTGCCAACTGTTGTCGGAGGTTCTTCGCCAAGATAACGGACGACATCATTCTTGCCTAATAGTTTAAGCAAATCAGCGTATAGGTTATAATTACCCTTTGGATTGAATTGAGGGTTACACCATACGCTCTGTGATAGTGATTGTATTAACAATGTCTGGACTTGGCGCTCCATACTCTTTGAACCTGCCAAAACATCAGGATACATTTGTATATCATAATTTCCGCGCAAGGTTTCTATTGAAAGATTAGGGAATAACTTTTCCCCGCTCTTGCCTAATACCCGGCGCCCTAAATCCGGCGGTGCGAAATCCTGATATAACCCTACATACATCATCAATGCTTCACAAATATCCCTCTGTATCCGTTTAACCCATAAGCCAAACCTTGTTTCTGATTGTTCATTGATTATCTTATCCCTTGTTGCTGTCCCGGATATACCTCTTTCATTACTCATAAAGAAAGATGCCGCGCCAGTCAATCTTTCAAGCATTTCAAGAAGTATCCTAAAATCGCTGTCCGCCCAGGCCATTGAACGGGACAGATTGGGGAAATACACATTATCCGCGGGTTTACCATTTACCGGATAAGAAATCATCGGCTTTAGCTCATACGCTTGCTTCTGATACCCCTCTTCCGGATTATGGAAACCAAACGGGCAATTAGTAACATACTGAAAATCTGATTTTTGATTAAATACATTATTGAACGCGTTAACAATCGGGGCAATTAGATTAGGCAATGATTTGCCCGGTATCTTCCCAGGTATGCGGATAAACGAACCTCCGACAAACGGAATTTTACCGAAACGATTTATTTTGCGCAATGGTTTGCCGGAAAGAAAAGTTTTAGTATTAAAATCAATGATAAAGCGGTATTTTTCATTCTTCCCGCCTTTCTCATACATCCCATACCATTCGTATAAGTCAACAGGAAAGTTGCTTAACCCCTGTGTATCGGTATTCGCTAACCCTAATTGTAAAGATTTTTCTGCGCTGATATTATCTTTACTCTCATCGGAGTTTACGGATTCAAGTTTCTTGATATACTCTTCATCAACATTCACGAATATACCCTGCTTGCCAAGATTAGAAATGTCATTTTTTGTTAAGTGTAGAATATGGATAAAGAACGATAGTTGTTGAATATCATCACCGTAAGTGGGGATTAGGATATCGTCAACATCATCAATATTCTGGATTATACCCTTCTCAAAACGCTTCTTCTCGGTCTTTATATCATACCCGCCGCGCTTATTCGGGATTCTACGGTCAACCCATTCATACCAAACCTTCCAGTAAACCTTAAATAAAGAGAATCCTTGAGTAATACGGTTATGGATAAAATCATCAATATCAGTTTCAACATTGCTTTCATTAGCCCCGACTGCCCATTTAGCGAACTTCTCCAGATTATCCTTGCGGTCAATATCATTACTTTCTGTGGCGATAAAATGGATTGTTTCCGGATTCCAACAGGTAGAAAAAAGGACTGCCTGATAAGCATCGCATACCGCAGGGCATAATCCTAAATTGCGGTCTGACATCCACTCATCCTTTTTTAGATTCTCCAACATTGATGGTTTTTCACAACAATAATGCTGGATGTCTTTTTTTCTCTGTGTATGATATTCGGTTAATGCTTCCTTACCCGCTTCGGCGTCAGCAATAATAAACTCAATTATTTTTTTCTGTTCGTCCGGGGGAAATTTATCGCTGTTAATATCCGGCTCTAACCGCGCAACAGTATTCTTTTGTTCTTCGGGTTTTAGATTATTCTTCTTGCCAAAAATGTCTAATATGCTCATTTATTCTTTTGCTCCATCATTTTGCACCTCTTTAATTACCCCCTAAAAAATTACGCAAATTACCTCTAAATCCGCCGGGAGCAGGAATAACTTTCTTGCTTTGTTCTCTTAGGAATTCAATCTGCATAATCGCCTTATCAATCATAATATCAACTTCACCCTTTGCAATTAACAAATCACGCCGGGTAACTTTACTGCCTAACATTGTGCCATAGCCAGTTTTTGTCCGGACAACACATACAACAACATCATCAGTATCAATAAAACACTCCGGGTCAAGATTAAACTTCTTTGCTTTTGCCTCTTTTAACTCTGCTTCGGTTAACTCTTTTTTTAACTCTCCATTATCACCGGACATGTCGGAATCTCCTTTTCTTCTTCTCTTAATAAAATCTCATCTTCGCTTAATATAATAACCCTTCCTTCTTCTGATTGATATTCAGAACCAGTATAATTGCCATACCAAACCCGGTCATTGAGTTTTACGGTCATTGGGATTAACTTGCCATCATTAGTTACCCTTCCCGCTCCGACTGCTAACACCTTTCCGTTACGCGTTCCATCTTTTGCGTTATCGGGGATGTAAATAGAACCCTTTTTTTCTTCTGTTCTTGCCGGTAGAATTACTACCCTATTCCCTAACGGAATCAACATCCTAATACCTCCTTGGCGTTTCTGGGTTAAATGTTCTTTTCTCCAAGATACATTTCGGATTGCTCATCCAAAAATATCTCACTAAATCACAAAAATCCTTGTATTTTTCTTGTGGCTTGGCGTTGTCTTTGACATCACCATCCGCGGTATTTATATCTTTACGGGAATAACGGGAGAGATGTCTAATCGTATTTTGACAACCTTCCACAACAAAAAAAGCCGGCTGTTTAACAATCTCTTTACCAATCTCTTCATAGTGTAACTTCTCTCTAACCTTTAAATGCCCCTCTTCTAAGGCGTCCACCCCATCTTGATATATGAACCCGCGCCGTTTTAACTCATCTTTAATTGTGGTATGTGCGTGGGAATCTTGTGTTGCCGCTAATCTGATTGCTTTATTCCCGTAATTGGGGTCAATTATACGCCTATAAACGGAGTGGTTAAATGTTTTACAGATTGTTTCTTCTTTTCTGCGGATTATCTCGGCATAACTATCGTAAGTGTTATGGTCAATCATTGTGTTAAAATCTTCATTCGGCCACTCATCAATTAAATAAGCTGTTCCGGTTTCGGTCAAAGCAACCCACGCCATAGCCCAGGGTTTGCGGTCGTGGGGGTCTAATATATTATATATACAAACACGATTGCGCGGGACAAAATCAAACGGGACAACGTGGACATCAGAATTGAATTTATAGATTCTTCCGGACAGGTTAATCGGTATCCCGTGAATACGGGATTTAATTTCATCACGAGTCATCAACTTAATTTCTTCACGCAACCTATTTTGATTGATATACGGATTATCCTGCGACCATATAAAATAAAACCTTACCCCGTTTTTTTCCGCGACAATCGGCAAATCCTCGTTTAAAAACTCACTATACCGGGTCTTTTTAATATCGCAATTATCATATATATCCGCAATCAAGTCAGTAACGCCCTTAACTGATGTCATGGATAAAATCATCTCACCGTTACGGTCAATCAACCGCATTCGACACTCCTTGTAAATATCGTAAGGCGGCTCTTCATCAAATGCAATCAAATCGCAGTCATCAGAGGCAAAACTCATCACGCCCTGGTCATACGATTTCATTATTATTAGCGACTTATTTTTTAATCGTAATTTACGATTAGTAAAACCGTTAATATCGTCATAATGTCCATAATCTATTTGATTTTTGGGGACAATCTCCCATATTTTACGCTGGAGAATATTTACACTATCGGCAAAAGTTTCTGAACAAGCCCAGATTCTCTGGCGGGGTTTTGCTAATGCCCTGGTAATTATATACTCTGCCGCCTCTGATGTTTTTCCGGCACGGTTAGCGCCGAATAATACCTTGCTTGTTGCGGGGTCATCGTGGAACGACTGTTGCTGTGGTAAATGAACATAGAATTGCAGAGGATTAACTTTGCGCCGGTATTCAATCTCCGCGCAGAGTAACCGCAATTCGTTTTCCGAGGCCTTACTAATTTTTGGGTTTTCCAAGCAATTCATCAATTTTTTTAATTAACTCCCCTGTGGGGACACTGGCAAACTTCTCTACCAGATTATCCGGCATTGAGTGCTCTAAATTGATATTATCGCGCCATCCAAAACGATTCTTCATATTGCTAATCCACAATCCCATTTCAAAAATGACGTGCTTATTGTGGGTAATTTTTTCCCGGCCGCTTTTCTCCCACCACGCCTGACACAACCTTTTGGCGTTATTAAGGGTTTGGCGAAACTCCAAATCTCTCTCTCTAAGTCGTGCGACCGCTTTATCAACTGCCGCGGCGCTCAATCCGTTTATCGTCATAAAATAGGCCTCAATCTCTGATTCACTACACCCGCGGGATGACATTTCATAGATTATATCCTTCCAATCCGGGGGAAAATAATCTTCTACTTTTTTAAAATTCTTTGTTTTCATTACGCCCTTTCTACAATAATTTTTAACGCCCGGATACTCTCAATCAACAATTGTTTATCGTTTTTAATCCGGTCAACCATTAGCCGCGCGTTGCCTAATTGCATAATTGCGTTAGATAATAAATGATTCACTTGGTTCAATTGTTTCCCATATTTACCGATTAACCGCAGAGCCGCGTCAACCTGTAATGTTTCAATTTCGTTATCTGTGAGAGTTTCAATTTTCATTTTTTACCCTCAACCCATTTGTTTTTAACGCAATAATATTCCTGCCCGTCAATCTCAATTCTCTTGCCTTCGTGCCTGCGAACTAACACAATATCGCCGGGATTGACATTATACGGATATTTATCACCGACGGAAATAACCTCGCACTCAACTACACCGTGATATTTTTTATATTCTGTTGCCGCGTCGGGGATTGATATTTTACCGTCATATTTATACAATTTACCGACGATAACATCATCACGCAGAGCAAGCAGATTTTTTTTAAGATGAGACGTATCCATAATCAATATTTATCACATTTTCCCCCTTAGTCAACATTTATTCCCTAATATTATTGAAGCCCCTTAAAATTATAGCCCCTAGCAAGCCCTACAATCAATTATTATCAACCGAGGCAGTATATATGTATATCCTAACCCGCTGTGATTTCTCTTGACAAAACCGAATTACTATTATATAATTTGATAAAGGGATGAGCAGGAAAGGGGATACAATGAGAAAGATAAAGTTTAGGGCGTGGTGTGATTCGATGGGTTTTACAATACACGAATTGAAACCTGGAGAAGAAATCTATATTGATTCAGAAACAAAAACAATCCAGCAATTCACCGGCTTGCTTGATAAGAACGGCAATGATATATACGAGGGGGATATTGTTGAACCAGCAACAATGAACGACAATAATTTAAACCTATGGACAATGATAAATGGTCAATCAGTTAAAAAACGAATTGAAATAAAATGGAATAAAGAATATGCAGGATTTGAAATACAACTACCAACAAGTGATTTAAAAGTCATCGGTAATATTTACGAAAACTCTGAATTGTTAGTAGGTGAAAAATGACTCAATCAGAATTAGACAAACTTGAAACACTTAATCAAAGCATTATTAAAAAATACCTTGCGGATATTGGCAGGCGTGGCGGGGCAAGAGCAACCGATAAACAGAAAGCGGCTGTCCGGCTTAATGGATTAAAGGGCGGGCGTCCCAAAGGCAGTAAAAATAAGAAATCTCAAAAACAATTATTACCGGATAGCAAAGTATTTTAATTCTCCGTCGCTGTTTATTTTTATTTGGGGTATTGACAAACCAAAGCGGGTGTGGTAATATTAAAGAGTAAGGATTGAAGCTCATTGACAAATCGGGGGTAGGCGCAGAGCAAAGATAAGCGGCTCTTAAAAACTCGCAAGAGGCG